GCAGGCACTGAGGGTTGGTGGGTTGCTAATATCATACATGGCCGTTGGGGCGTCGAAGAGACTGCCAGACGAATCTTCCAAGCAGTCAGAGACTACAAACCAATCACAGTAGGTATTGAGAAAGGTGCGTTGAAGAACGCTGTACATCCTTACTTGAATGATATAATGAAGAAGAACCAGCGGTTCTTTAGAGTGGAAGAGCTTACACACGGTAATCAAAGGAAGACTGATAGAGTTGTGTGGGCGTTGCAGGGTAGGTTTGAACACGGTCAAATAACACTAAACAAAGGCGAATGGAATACTCAGTTCCTCGATGAGTTGTTTCAGTTCCCAAACAAGCTTGTTCACGATGATTTAATAGATGCTTTGGCTTACATAGACCAGCTAGCTAAAGTTGCTTACGCTATTGACTTTGAAGAAGAAGAATACGAATTTATGGATACATACTCAGGATACTAACTATGTTAGAAGAAAACGAACCATTCCACATCGAACAAACTCTTGAAGACTGGGTAGGCACTAAATGTAGTGGCTGGCGTGACCACTTTGAGGCTAACTACTCACAGAAGTTTGATGAGTACTATAGACTCTGGCGTGGTCAGTGGGCTGCTGAAGATAAGACTCGTCACTCAGAGCGTTCTAAGATTATTTCTCCTGCACTACAGCAGGCTGTTGAGTCATCTGTAGCAGAGCTAGAAGAAGCTACCTTTGGTCGTGGTAAGTGGTTTGACCTGAAAGACGACAAGATGGATCCAGACAACGCTGACATTGCTATGTTGCGTGATCACCTGTATGCAGACTTTAAGCGAGACAGGATTCGTAAAGGTGTTGCTGAGTGTATCCTCAACGCTGCTGTATTCGGTACAGGCATTGCTGAGATAGTAATGACAGAAGAAAAAGAACAGGCTCCTGCAACTCAGCCTATCATGGGCGGTGAGCTACAAGCAGTTGGTGTTACTATTCGTGACCGTACCGCTGTCAAGCTAAAGCCTGTTATGCCACAGAACTTCCTGATTGATCCGGTTGCTACTTCTGTTGAAGAAGCGCTAGGAGTCGCTGTAGATGAATTTGTTTCTCGTCACACTGTTGAGTTACTTCAAGAGCAAGGTGTTTATCGTGATGTGGACATTGAAGAAGCAGCGCCAGACTTGGATATTGAGCCAGACCAAGAGCTGACTGTTTTTGCTGACAACAAGGTTCGTTTGACTAAGTACTATGGTCTTGTTCCTCGCCACCTTCTAGATGAAGCTATGTTAGAAGAAGAAGATGAAGTGCTTGCTGAACTAGTAGATGATGAAGAAGATAGTTCTTACTATGTAGAAGCTATTATTGTTATTGCTAATAACGGAACTCTTCTTAAGGCTGAGAAGAACCCATACATGATGCAAGACCGTCCTATCGTTTGTTTCCCTTGGGACGTCGTCCCTAGCCGTTTTTGGGGCAGAGGGGTATGTGAGAAAGGCTACAACAGTCAGAAGGCGTTAGACGCGGAACTACGCGCTCGTATTGATGCTCTTGCTCTTACTATCCACCCAATGCTGGCAATGGATGCTTCTCGTATGCCTAGAGGTGCCAAGCCAGAAGTTAGACCCGGAAAAGTTATCCTTACTAACGGCGATCCACGAGAGATTTTACAGCCCTTTAACTTTGGTAATGTTAGTCAAATTAGCTTTGCACAAGCCGATGCCCTACAACGCATGGTACAGACCGCTACAGGCGCTATAGACAGTGCTGGTACGTCAGGGTCTATTAACGGCGATGCGACCGCTGCAGGCATCTCTATGAGCTTAGGAGCCATCATTAAGCGCCACAAGCGTACTTTGATTAACTTCCAAGAATCTTTCATTATTCCTTTCGTAACCAAAGCTGCTCACCGTTATATGCAGTTTGAGCCTGAAATGTACCCAGTTGCTGACTACAAGTTCGATGTGTCAAGCTCTTTAGGTATTATTGCTCGTGAGTATGAGGTTACACAGCTTGTCCAGTTACTACAAACCATGTCACCAGAGACTCCCATGTATCCTGAGTTGATTAAATCAATTGTTGACAACATGAACTTGGCTAACCGTGAAGAGCTGATTGCTAAGCTAGATGCAGCTAACCAGCCTAACCCAGAAGCTCAGCAAGCTCAACAAGCTACACAACAAGCTGCCTTGGCTTTCCAAGCTTCACAGACTAGTGCGCTCAACGGGCAAGCTAAAGAGTCTGAAGCACGAGCACTTAAAGCAGTGGCTGAAGCACAGGCTGTACCACAGGAGCTTGAGATTGACCGTATCAGAGCAGTTACAGCTAACCTTCAGGCTGGAGATGCAGACGACAAAGAGTTCCAGAAGCGTCTTAAAATCTCTGAGCAGTTACTGAAGGAGCGTGAGGTAGCTGTTAAGGAAGGTAACGTACAACAACCTGAGCCACAGGCCCAACCACAACCGACACCTCAGGCAGCTTTTGAGCCACAAGGAGATAACACATTATGATTATTACACAACGAGAGTTCGCTGAAGCAATGGCACAAATAAACGTAGCCTTTGAAGCAGCTAACGATAAGATTGATAAGCTAAAAGCAGAAGTTGAAGCCTTTACACGGGAGAAAGCCAATGGCAACACCAAGAAAGGGCAAAGCAAAGGTTAAGGTAACAGCTAGCGGCAAGAAGGTAAGCTACGGTCAAGCTGGTAAAGCTAAAGGTGGAGGCCCCCGTGTAAAACCAGGGACTTCCAAGGGCGACAGCTACTGCGCTAGAAGTCTAGGTATTAAGAAGGGCTTGCCTAAAGCTAAACAGAATGACCCTAACACCCCTAATAACTTATCACGTAAACGCTGGAAGTGTTCTGGCGCTAAATCGAGGAAATAACATGGCATGCGGCAAATCAAAGACTAAAAAGAAAGCAGCACTACCTAAGCGTGGACAGCGTACCTTAAAAAACAAGTCTAAGTCAAAATAGTTCTTGACTTTTGCTGTTAAATATGCTATAATGTACTATAGTATTCTTTAAGTGAATACTTTACTTATTAACTAAACTGTCCTAAAGGGAGAAACAGTATGATAGACAAAGAATTAGAGAAGTACTACGAAAGTATGTACTCATTGTTCCATAACGAAGGCTGGAAGTCATTACTGAGCGACTTAGCAGAGAACGCTAAGACAATAAACTCAGTAGAACACACTACAGACTTAAACAACCTGCACTTCCGTAAAGGTCAGTTGTCTATCATAGCTACCCTGCTTAATTTAGAACAGCAGATTAGAGCAGCCGAAAAGCAAGCATTAGAGGAAGATACTGATGCGGATAATGGCTGATTTCCAATGTCCTGATGGGCATGTCAATGAGTTTTTTATTGATAGTGAAATAAAGCAGGTTGAGTGTACAGATTGCAGTCTTCCTGCTTATAAACTTATTTCCCCCGTTCGCAATAAGATTGACCCCATTTCTGGTAATAACGTAGGTGCGACGATGAAGTGGATGAAGATGCGCGAACAAAAACTGAAGCAAGAGCGTAAGGCCAACTCTGCGTAAGCAGAAGCTTTACTTAACTAAAACCTCCACAATGATAATATATCACGGAGTTTAATAATGGCAACACTTATAGACGAGCGTCCAGAAGACGACAACCCAGAAGAAACTATTTCTACTTTTGAAGAAGAAACACAGGAAGCTCCGCAAGAGTCAACCCTTGAACAACCTGAAGAAGAAGAAATCCCCGATAAGTACAAAGGAAAGTCAACCGCTGAAATTGTAAGGATGCACCAAGAAGCTGAAAAGCTACTAGGTAGACAAAGCGGAGAAGTAGGGGAGTTACGTTCTGTTGTTGATAGTTATATCCAGACACAACTCGACACCCAAGAACCACAAGCACCAATTGAAGAACCTGATGAAGAAGTAGATTTTTTCTCAGACCCAGACAAGGCTGTCGCTAGAGCAATTGCTAATCACCCTTCAATTAAACAAGCTGAACAGGCTACTGTAGAAACTAAGCGTAATGCTGCGAGGTCACAACTGCAAGAACGACATCCAGACATGGCTGACATTATACAAGATAGCAAGTTTGTTGATTGGATTAAGAACTCTAAGATTAGAACACAGCTCTTTGCCCAAGCAGACCGTAGTTATGACTACGATGCCGCTGATGAACTCCTTTCTAACTGGAAAGAACGTCAAGGTGTTGTATCTCAGACTTTAGCTGCTGAAAAGGATGGGCGTAAAGCTGCTATTAAGACAGCTTCTACAGGAAGTACAAAAGGTAATGGAGAACAACAGTCTAGGAAAATTTACAGACGCTCAGACATTATTAAACTAATGCAGAACGACCCTGAACGGTACTTAGCTTTGTCAGATGAAATTGGCCTAGCTTATGCCGAAAAGCGAGTTCGCTAACTTAACTATTATTATTTAAAGGTATTATCTCATGGCTACATCAGTATATCCCTCACAAACTGGCGCTGTAAACAACACTAGCGCCGCTACTTTTATCCCTGAAATCTGGAGTGACGAAGTTGTTGCTGCCTATAAGTCTAACCTCGTAATTGCCAACCTCGTTAAGAAGATGGGAATGTCAGGTAAGAAAGGCGACACTATTCACGTACCTAAGCCTATCCGTGGTTCAGCCAGCGCTAAGACCTCTGGTGCTGCTGTAACTATTCAGAACAGTGTTGAAGACGAAGTTTTGATTGCAATTGACAAGCACTTTGAATTCTCTCGTCTGATTGAAGACATTACCGAAGTACAAGCCCTTGCTTCTCTCCGTCAGTTCTACACTGGTGATGCAGGTTATGGCTTGGCTAAGCAGATTGATAGCGACCTGTTTAACCTTGGTAAGCGTTTCGGCGACGACAACGGTTCTGGTACTGACTGGATTCACAGCAACACTTACAACTTCTCTGGTACTTCTGGTATCGAATCTTACGCCGCTGACGCTGTAGCTGCTAGTGACGTATTTAACGATGCTGGTTTCCGTGCTGCTATCCAGAAGCTGGATGACGCAGACGTTCCTATGGACGGTCGTTCTTTCGTAGTTCCTCCTTCCATTCGTAACGCTATCATGGGCGTTGACCGCTATATGTCTTCTGACTTCGTAGATGGTCGTGGTGTTAAGAACGGTCAGATTGGTAACTTGTACGGCGTTGACGTATACACTACTTCTAACTGCCCTGTACTTGAAACTGCTGCCGAAAACGCTGCTGGTGGTGAAGTTAAAGGCGCAATGTTGTTCCACAAGGATGCTATGGTTCTTGCTGAGCAGCAGGCTGTACGTTCACAGACTCAGTACAAGCAAGAGTTCTTGGGAACTTTGTACACTGCTGATTGCCTATACGGTACTCAGGTACTACGTCCAGAAGCAGGTATCGTTCTAGCTGTAAACGGCTAAACGAAGTAACAAACTAGGGGGTTCTTCGGAATCCCCTTTTCTTTTTCTGGTTTTGTGGAAGGAGCAGTAATGTCTATATTTAGAGGCACAGGTGGTACTGGAGACGGAACCAATGACGCAACAATAAGTGAAGTCACAGAAAAGGCTTTACTGGCCACAACAGCAGCAAGCGAGGCAGCGGACAGCGCAGCGAGCGCTTTAAGCTCAGCTGAACTTGCAACAATTAAAGCAGCAGAGGCAGACGCCTCTTCTCAGGGTGTAGAAATCTACGCCGACAACTCAGCCGCTAGTGCGGTAGAATCAGCAGCCTCCGCAGTGTCTTCTGCGTCGAGTGCAGCAGCAGCATTAATCTCCGAAAATAACGCAGCTAGCTCTGCTACAGCTTCAGCCACATCAGCCTCCGCAGCCCTTGCCTCTGAGACAGCCGCTAGTGCCTCTGAGAGCAACGCAGCGACTAGTGCTACCATAGCCACTACTAAAGCAGCAGAAGCCGCTACAAGCGCATCTAGTGCGTCTACAAGCGCCTCTACTGCAACGACTAAAGCATCAGAGGCGGCGACTAGTGCTAGCAATGCCTCAACCTCGGAAAGCAATGCTGCTACGTCAGCCTCTGGTGCATCTACTTCAGCTACAAACGCAGCTAGTTCTGCTACAGCCTCTGCTGCCTCTGCTAGTGGTGCAGCGACTTCTGCTATTAACGCCGCTACTAGTGCTACAGCAGCAGCAACGTCTGAGACCAATGCAGCAACAAGTGCTACGAGTGCTTCTACCAGTGCTACAGCAGCTGCAACCTCAGAGACTAATGCAGCCACTAGCGCAACTACAGCCACTACTCAAGCAACAGCAGCAGGTCTAAGCGCTACTGACGCAGCTACAAGCGCAACTACGGCTACTACACAGGCTACTAATGCAGCGACTAGTGCAACTGCTGCGGCCACTAGTGCTACAGCTGCTTCTACCAGCGAGACTAATGCAGCAACATCAGAGACTAACGCAGCCGCTAGTGCAGCATCAGCAGCAACTAGCGCAGCTAATGCTGCAACTGAAGTAAGTAATGCTATTACTGATTTGGTAGACGCTGCTCCCGTTACTCTTGATACCCTCAATGAGCTTGCAGCGGCCTTAGGTGATGACCCTAACTTTGCTACAACTGTTACAAACAGTATTGCTACTAAGCTTCCAACAGCTACTTGGAATGCTTCGGCTGCTTCTGGTATATTAACAAGTGACGTTACCAACTGGAACACAGCTTACGGTTGGGGTAATCATGCTACTGCTGGCTATCTACCATCTTCAAGCTACACTGCTTCTGACGTACTGACCAAGATTAAAACTGTAGACGGAACAGGCTCAGGTTTAGATGCTGACTTGCTAGACGGTGTTCAGGGCAGCAGCTTCTTACGCTCAGACATAGACGACACTATGAATGCTGCGTTGACTGTTGATTCTCTTACTATCGGCAGTTTCTTTTCTGTATCTAACATAGGCAATGTTGATTTAACTTCTGTAGATGCAGGCTCTGGCTCTGCTGTAAGCCCTGCTTATAGCTTTGGCGGCGACACTAATACAGGTTTATATAGACCTACAGCAGATACTTTGGCTATCACTACTGCTGGTTCTGAAAAACTACGTGTAACCAGCGCAGGCTTCGTGGGCATCGGGACTAGTTTGCCGGAAAGAAAACTGCATATTTTTAATGGTGAATCTAGTGCTCTTGCATCTAATGTAAACTCTGCAATGGTCATAGAAGACGATTCAAGCGCTTATATATCTTTTTTAAGCCCTACCTTTTTAGAAGCTGGGCTGTTGTTTGGCGATAGTGGTGACAACGATGCTGGAGCACTTACTTACAACCATTTGCTAGACCGTATGTCTGTTAAAGCTGGTGGAGTTAA